CGCCAAGTTGACCAATGTTCAACTTGTCATTCCACTTGTATCCACTGCCTTGAGTAGTGACAGCAGCATCGGTGACCTTGCCCCCGGCAACAGTGATGCTCATCACGGCACCGGTCCCATGGCCGCCAGTGGTAGCAACGCCTGTGTAGCTGCCATCGGGGTAGCCCGAGCCGCTGGTCCACAGCACAACCAAGGCAGCGCCGCCGGTGGGAGCGTGGTCCTGGGGCCAGGCGTATGAGTAGCGGGGCCGATCCTGGTCGTACAGATCCACGGGATCCTCGGGTACTAGGGCCTGGTCAGTGACCCAGCCCTGGGGAATGTTGACGGCCATAAAAAAAGGGGGCATCTGCCCCCCATCTTGACAAGCGTCAAGTGTTTGACCAAGCCATCACTGGCTGTTGATGATCTCAACGCAAGCCTCAGGACGGAGCGGAGCACAGCCGTAGGCCATCTTCGCCACCATCAGGGTTGCTTGGTACATCGCGTTGTAGTCATTGCCGGTCATCTGCATAGACAGATCACGCAGCTTGACCACACCAGCAGCGCCGGTCTGGAACGCCAGCATCTCGGTGTTGCTCAGGTCAACAGACGAGAGGGTGGTGGTGGTTCCGTTGAAGGTGTAGCCCTGCTCACCGGTGGGAGCAGTGACGTTGCCTTGGCGCAGGTTGTTGGAGGAGTAGATGCTGAAGCCGGCGAGCTTCGCAATCTGACCTTCCTTGTAGGAACCGTTGGCTCCCTGCTGGTTGAAGTCGAAGTTCACCGCTCTGCTGCTCTGGATGAGGCGGTAGTAAGCCTCAGGGGAGCAGACGAGGGAACGACCTTCGCCAGGAACATCCTTGGCGTCCAGGGCCTCAGCAGCAGCAAACACAGCTGCGACGTAATCGTCGGCAGTAGGGGTTGCGTTGTTGATGTCCACCTGGGTGCCAACACGGGACTGTTGGTCAGGGGACAGGCCAGTAGGAATGTCGGTGCCAAGGTCACCAGTGGAGGTGCGAGCGCCAAGAGCAATGACACGCGCAATGCGCTTGTCAAAGGTCCGCGACATGGCGCGACCCAGCTCAGTGCTGTAGATCGAACGGATGTCGTAGTGGTTCTTGGCGTCGTCCAGGTCGTACAGCGCAGCGTCAGCGATCAGCAGATCGTCAACGTTCACCACGACCTCGTTCTGGGCCATGTTGTCCTGACCGATGATCATCTGGCCAGGGGTGTGATACCGAGCCGTGAAGCGGCCGGTCACAGGGAACTGAGCACTCTTGCCGTTAGAGATCGTGCGGGATTGCACGAGAGCTCCGAACACATTGTTCCGGTTGAAGGCAGTCAGGACTTCGCCGCTGAATACCTTCAGGAATAGGGCGTTGTCCTGTGCGTACGTCCCGGAGGTGTTGTTAATTACGCCGGGCCGTGACAGATCCAGATTTGGAGCAGCCATCGTTTTGAAATGAGAGATTGGTTGTTGGTTGATTAACCATTCCCAACGTCACTCCCTGGGGTGTCGGCGCACCGGGCCCAGTTCAGACCAGTCGGTTGTCGGTTGATCTACTGAACTTATAGTCCAGCGTCACATTCCAAACAAGGCGTTGTCCGATACACCAATACGTTGCTCCACCTCTTTCCTGTATGAGGCATCATTTGCATAGCGAGGATCATTCATCGCTTGCTCTATCTGGTATTTAGATGTGAATGGCTGTGTCATCATTGATGGAGCACGGCCACCAACAAGCTTTGGCTCGTAGCCATTGCTCATCATGTAGTCGTACTGCATCCCCTTCAACGCATTGAGGATCGCTCCCTGGTCAGCTGATGCCAGAGCTGCGTTGTATGCGTTGGTCCGATCAGCGGACAGGTTCTGACCAGCCCAGCTGGCTAGGCGCTGATACTCCGCCTGTCCTCCGGCCTGGTCATAGATCGACTGTTGGATGGCGGCAACGGCGGTGGGGTCCAGCCCCCTTTGATCAGCAACAGGCTCGGCCTCGCTGGTGGCTGGCTCACTTGTGTTGGCCGGCTCAGCGGAAACTTGATCAGCTGCCCCATTCTTCAGAGCGGTGTATTCCCTCTGCAGGTTCTGATACGCAGCCGCCAGGTCGTCGGTTGTTTCGTATTTCCCAAGGTTTAACTCGTTGGCACCGGTCGCCTCATCGACCAGTTCCGCTCGAGCAGCATCAAGCTTCGCTGTCTCTTCCTGTTGGGCCGTGACTTCCTGCGGGCTACCGCCAGGTGCGTCGGTGAAGTTGACTTCGCTCATCGGTTCAGACCATGGATAATCATGCGCCCACCGCTAGGCAGTGGACGCTCGGACTGGATCTTGTGAGGTGTCAACTGCTTTGTTGACTCTTCAGGCTCAGGCTGCGATTGGGGCTGTTGGCTGTCCCCCTTGATCAACTCCGCCAGCTGCTTCTCCGCCGGGTTGCGGCGACGGCGCTTGCCCTGTTGCTCCACCCTGGATTGCTCCTTGTGTGAGTGATTGAGCCAACATAGCTTGTTGAGCTTGTGCTTGCTCAGCTTGCAACTGTTGCTCTGTCTTCACTAAACCAGCTGTGTCAATACCGTCAGCTGCAGCAAACCTCCGCACTAGCTCTGTCGGGTTGATATATGAGGCAAACTGCTCGGGCCCCAATGCAGCAGCAATCGTCTGCAGGAAGTTAGTCAGACGTGCTTTGTCATTGCCGCGGCCGATTGCCTCAAGGCCAGTAGTCACCACTGGTTGAATCAATCCATCAGGCAGGGGCGGGAACTCACCGTCCTTCTCCATCAGGTACATCAGCCTGCGGACCAGGGGCATCTGCAGCTCAGCAGACAGGATGCTGTACACACCACCCAGTCCTTCCTCAAGCTGCTCTGCCATCACGCGGATCTCTTCCGCAGTGACACGCTCAGCATTCCGCCGGATCGCATCGTTCTGCAGGAACGTGAACTGCACCCGCTTCTCCAGCAGCTGCATTGTCTGCAGTGCAGTAGCGAAGTCGTTCTGCTTCTGTACCTGCAGGAACTCAACGTCAGCTGCATTGCCAGCAACGATGGCTCCGTTCTTCGCACGAGCCAGCACGTCAGCACGGGTCACGCCGTTGGGGTTGACCAGTCCAATCGCCTTGGCGCTGATCAGGCTGCCCTCGACGATCGCTTGCGCCAACGACTCGAGCGACTGCAGGTCACCCAGGCATTCCTCAACCAGGCTCCGGCCGTAGCTCTCACCTGCAATCGAGTGCAGGCGCAGGCACAACCAGGGGTTGTTGTTCAGTCGGCTGAAGCCAGCACTGCCAGGCAGCTGCTTGCCCTCAACTTCCTGGAACCACTCAACCCGATCCTTCTCAGGGTCAATGGCGACATGGGTGTACACATCGCGCATCTCCTCGCGGCTGCCCCGCTCGCTGTTGACCTTGCCCTCGATCTCCTTGCGGACATACGAAGGCAGGTACTTGCAGGAGACCTGCTCCTTCACCACGATCTCGTTGACGTTCCCCTCGGGATCGCGGTCAACGCAGAAGCTGCGAAGGCTGTACATCTTGATCCGATCGGGACCGATGTACAGCAGGGCATTGCCCGCAACGATCAGGTGTTTGATTGCCTCGAAGATTGCAGGCCGTGCCTGCACCCTGTCCAGCTTGGCGAGGATCTGACGCTCCATCTTGGAGAGCACTTGATCCAGCTGGGTCAGGATGTTTTCCTCTTGGCCACCCTGCTGCTCTGCGTAATCACGGACGCGAGCAGCATCCATGGTCAACCGGAAGAACGGGACCGATGGTGGATAGAGAGACAGCAGCAGCTTGGCGCTGATGTTGTTGACGCCATTGGCTCCGGCCCCTTGATACAGGGATGGGAGTGCGTTGTACGCCTCCCCCGCCCAGCCGTTGTACTGATCTGATTCAGGGACAAGCGACGGCACCGTGAGCTTGCTGCAGTCGATTGCTCGACGCAGATAGATCGTGCGGTACAGCTCGAGGTTGCCCCAACGTGACTGAGCGGTTTCTTTCATCAGGCGATTTGCAGACCAGCGAGGGGCATGGCTGCGTTACCGGCCATGGGGCGGTTGACAATCGCCAGCTGCGAGAGCTCGTTGTCTTTGGCTTTGCGTACTGCTGCAGCCGGGGCGGTGTCTGCCATGGCTGGAGCCAGTGCTGACTGCTGTGCCTCGGGCACGTAGGCATTGCCCAGGTTGGTAGCGATCCGCTTTTGCTCGTCGTATGCGGCCTGGGATGCAGCCAGTTGCGTCTCGAAACCAGTGCGCTGCTGGACCATCAGGTCATTGAGGCTGGAGATCTGTGCCTCCGATGCTTCACGGGTAGCAGCTAGCTGCCCGTCATAGAAGGCTTGCTGATCAGCAATGGCCTGCTTG